TGCCGGCTATTTGGCGTGGCGCTCCTACGTCATGATTCAATCGAAAATGGCTCCGGCTAAAACGCCTGTTGTTGCGTCTGGCGTGGTCGGTGGTGGGTTGATAGGCGATGCGCGTGCTGCGGTTACTGGCGCCCTGTCTGGTGGCTACGATACGACGCAATTTATTCCGCGTGTGGCATCCTTGCCGGAGTCTGCGCCTGCCTTTGATGCGGTGCGGGTGGTGTCGGCCATGCCAATGGTGATTGGCGGCATGTGTGTGGCTGAAAAGTGCCGTTGTTACACCCAACAAAACACCTTGGTCGCTATGTCAGATAACGAGTGCAGGCAGTTGATAACGAATCCGCTGTTCAATCCGTATCAGGTGGCACGCAATGAAACCAGCACCAAGGGAGAAAAGGCTATCGGTCATCAGTCACCGGTGGCCGCTGCTGCCCTGCCCTTAGCACCACCAAGCATGACAACCAAAGCCCTGTGATTCATCATTGTTAAACAGGTATTCGGAACCCCAGGTAGCGATTAGCGTCAACCTGGGGTGAGGCTGTTGGGGGTATGGGGTACACCCCATGTAGCGAAGCGTAACCCGCCCGCATTACGTAATTTTGTACGTATACAGTTTATACATCGTATAAAGTACAAGCCGGGTTTAACGGGGACGCCAGACATAGCGATTACCTCTCCAGTCCGACCCGATGCTTTTTTTAGTGCTTCCTTGAGGCACTCTCCCTTCGGGGTGCCTTCGTGCAGTGCCGCTATCGATCTTGCGGCCCATTCCTCAGCATCCAAGCCTGCTTCTTTTGCCACCAGTGCCACATCGGCAACGGGCATCTTTTTTTTGCCAGTTCTCCAGTCACTTACGGCGAATCGTGTCGTGTGAATGTTTTTGGCTGTTCTGTAGTCGCTGCCTGTCATGGCTTTTGCGGCGTCCAGTAACAAATTAATTGTTACTTTGTTCATGTTTTTGTCCTATATCAATGAAATCTCGTTAATTTATGGGGTACTATGCATTCGTTCCTAATCAGGGAACGTACCCAAGTTTCAAGTAATTAATTTACACCAAATTTTCACCTAACGAAAGCGGTTATGAGTACCAAAATTACCATCACAAAGTCGGACATACAAACGGTTAAGGGCGTTTCTGCCAAAAGCGGCAAGCCTTACGAGTTGCGCATTCAAGCTGGCTACCTTCACTCCGTGGATGCTGACGGCGTCGTTACGGAAATCCCCGACAAATTCGAGTTTATCCTTTCAGATGGTGAAAAGCCATTTGCTCGGGGCGTGTATACCCTTGCAGCTAATGCGCTGTTCGTGGGTCGTGATGGTCGCCTTGCGGTGACTACCCGCCTTGTTCCTGTCGCTGCGGCTAAGTAAATGAATGCCGCTGATGTGGAATCAATCGGCCACATTGCCCGGTTGGCGGTTCTGGCCATGTGCGCCCGTGGTGTCGCTGGTAGCGAATTCTCGGCATCCCCCGAAATTCTCTCGGTTCGCTTTACTGTATCGCGGGGCGACGGTGATTTCGAATTCCCGATTGATGTGGAGTACATCGGCGCTCACGCTATCCCGCTCGGGGGCATGAGTCTATGAACAACGTCGATCTTGCTCTGTTTTTCTCTGCTCCCAGTGGAATCTGGCGCTCCCATCTTAAGTGTCACTTTTATGGACTTTGCCTAGGCACTTTGAAGGGCTACGGGGAGCGCCGAACATGAAAATCGAGCGCCTTTGCGGTTTTCATGGGTTTAGCGTGTCACGTTCGCATGTGACGCTTGGCTACTGGTTGGTGCTGCTGTGAGTACCGGTCGTCAACTCTGGATAGTTTCGTTGGCGCTTCGCTGCGGCTCCCTTCTGGTTCAGGTCGTGCGCCTGTTCAGGTTGCGTTAAATGCACATTCCCTGCTCTCTGTCGTTGTCATCCTTTGATAGGGGCCAGGGCCAGGATGGTTTATTTGGGTCGGATGCGTTCGCAGCAAGCGCAATGCCAGTGATGAGCGGCGCAGCCGCCAGCGCTGGCAGTGCGAATGCGGCGGGGCTTGTCCCATATAAAACAACCCTTGATTCGACAACCCTTCAGAGGGGAATCACTATTTCCTTCGACCCTAACCAAGTTTCGGAACGTCGCGTAAATCGGCTCAAAAGGTCGGTATGGGCTTCCGGTCATCTTCACGGATTGGCTGAAAACGGTTTCAGGCCTGCTCAAGCGTGGTTTGTGACCCTGACCTATGCCAAGGCAAACGCCTGGGCTCCTGAGCACCTCACAACGGCTGTGCAGGGCTTTCGTAATTGGTGCATCTCTCGCAAGGTTCCTTGCCGTTACACCTGGGTTGCTGAAATCCAACCAAAAAGGTTCGAGAAAACGGGCGACGCGGTGGTGCATTACCACCTTCTGGCGTGGCTCCCTGTCGGGTGCCGCATGCCCATGTGGGACCGTCGCACCGCAACGAGTCGCGGCAAAGAACGTAAAGCCTTTTGGTCGCATGGCATGACTCAAAAGGCAGAGGCTAAAAGCGGTGTCGGCTACCTCATGAAATACCTCTCGAAATTGGGTGAGTTCAATCGGTTTCCAAAGGGTTTACGCCTTTATGGCATCGGTGGCCTTAATCCAACGGGTCGCAGTGTTCGTCAATGGTTCAATTTGCCGGGATGGGTCCAGGCGGAATATGGAGTCGGTGATGTTGTCCGAAAAGCGTTTGGTCTTGTGGTGCGTTCTACGGGGGAAATTCTCGAGTCAGCTTATGAAGTGCTCCACGTGCCAGGAGGCCTGTGTGTGCGAGCCCTTCGTGAACTTCCTGAAAAGTTTCACTCCGGCGCGTATTCGTCGGTGAGTTTTGCATGATTGAGAGTGCAGCTGTAAGGGTCGGGAATAACGGCGGTGAAATCCGGCGCTCGTCCCTTACAGCCGCGTTTTTGCGGTGTTCTCCTGAAAGGTTCTATATGAACAAAACTCTCGTGTCTTTGGTGTCGGTTCCTGCGGTTCTGTTGGCTTTGGCTGGTTCCGCAATGGCTGCTGTACCTGCTGATGTTACAACTGCCCTTTCTACTATTGGCGCTGATGCGTTGACGGTGGCCGGTGTGGTGCTGATTGCCATCATCAGCTTGTTTGCGTTCAAGTTTCTCCGTCGCGGTCTGTGATTGTGGGCGCGTCGTTTGTTATTGCCGCTGGCCTGCTGGTCTGGCTGACCATGGCGGCGGCGCGTTTGCTTTCTGACTTCCTCTGCTCAACAAGTTGGGGCGGTCGGTGAGTTACCAAGTCGATCAGGGTTGTTATGACTCTGCCCTGATGGCGGCGCAGGTATCTGCCGCCAAATCAATTGGTTCTGTCGTGGTTCACGGCGGGACAACTTATGCGGTCGATGTGGCCACGGTCACTGGTACTGCAATTAATTACAGCCTCACGCCTGCCGGTGGTGGTACGGCGCTCACGCTGTCCACGCCATACACGGCGCAGCCCTGCAACATGCTAACGGGTGCTGATGGTCTCGCTATGGGTTGGGGTGTCTTTGCTGCCTGGATTGGCGCATGGGGTCTGTTGTTTTTAACCCGCGCTCTGCGTGGTGAGGGTGAATCGAACTATGGCAACTCCTGAGTTCTGGGTTTTGTTCCTGGCCGTTGTGGGGGTCGCATGGATTACCGTTCAAAACTGGTAGCGTTTGCTTGCGTGCTGGCGTGTGCCGGTGGTGCCCAGGCGTATGCTGTCGTGTCGCCACCTGCTGGTGTGTCGATGGTCGATGGTGTTTTGTCTTACATTGCGGGCGCTGGCGATACTGCGTTTGCCACTGGCATCCGCACCAAAATTGCCGGTTCGCTGGCGGTTGGTGGTCGGGCGATTGCCGTTCCCGTTGCCTTTGAATGGGCTTCCACTGTTGGCGGCGTGATGGCCAAGGCGTTGTCCTTGAATCCTGCGTGGCTCCTGGCGGGTCTGGCGGCTCCGTATCTGATTGATTGGATTGCTGACCATTTCACTTGGGATGGTACACAGTGGATTCAGAAAACTACCGGCCTTGTGTCTACGTACACCGATACGATGGCTTGCACTGGTACTGATGCTTTGTCGGTCGGTAAGTGCGCCATTGCTAACAATAATGGTGTTGCTCAGTCCACGCTGTCGGGTTGTGTGATTGTTAGTGAAGCTGCGACAAGCGCGGCGGTTCGTTGTACTTATGTGAATGGCAACGGGTTGGTCACTGGATTGCTTAAATCGTCCGTTACATCTAGCAGCACGAATCCGGTCACGGCTAAGCAAATGGAAGACTTCATGACTCCCAGGCCCTGGCCGCTTGAGTTGCCTAAGCTGATGCCTTTGCCGTTGCCTGTGAAAACTCCAATATTGAATCCTTCACCGGCCACTGTTCCTCTGCCGCAACCCTTGCGCGTGCCCTTGGGCGACCCGCAGGCCATTCCCGGGACTGACCCGGTGCAATATCGTTCGCCTGCCGTGGACATTGTGCCAAGTCCAACGGTCACTGAACCATGGCGGGTTGATGTTCAGCCAAAGGACGTTATCACTACGTCGCCGACTCCATTGCCTGAGACTGCGCCGGTTCCGGCTCCAACGGCGTCTGAACCTGCTGCCAATCCTTCGGCGTCATCAGATCTTTGTTTGTTGCATCCGGAAATCATTGCCTGCCAGACCTTTAAGCCTGACACGTTAACGCCTGACGTTGTGACCAATGACACCAAGAATATCTCGATTAGTCCGGACTCCGGGTGGGGCCCGTCCACTGGTTCATGCCCTGCGCCTCATGTGATTCATGTCCAGGGTTTGGAACTGTCCATGTCCATGTCAATGATGTGTGACTTTGCCACTGCCATTCGGCCATTGTTCATAGGTCTGGCCTGGATTTCTTCAATCTTGCTCATGCTCGGCCTGGGTAAAAAGGGGTAATTTATGGGCGCTCTTGGTGCGTGGATTGTCACTCTAGGGTGGCCGCTGGTTTCCAGGGTACTCCTGGCCGCTGGCATTGGTACGGTTACGTTTGTTGGTCTGACTGCTGCGGTCAATTCTGCTCTTGGTCAAGCTAAATCTGCGCTCGGTGGCCTGGGTGGTGATGTGACTAATTTGCTGGCTCTGGCCGGTGTGTTTGAGTCGTTCAGCATCATGGCCGGTGGCATCGTGGCCGGTCTGGCCTTTATGACCTTAAAACAGTTTGCTTTGAAAACGAGCGGCGCATGATTACTTTGATAACGGGTGCTCCTGGCTCTGGCAAGTCTGCTGCGCTGGTGTCACTGCTGGCTGATTTGAGTAAAACCAGGGCGGTCTATGTGTCCGGCATCCCTGACCTGAAAATCGACCACATTGATTTGGAAAATCCGACGGACTGGATTAACTGCGTCCCTGATGGCTCCATCATTGTGATTGACGAGGTACAGCGCATCTGGCGTCCACGTGGTCCAGGCGTGAAGGTTCCTCCTGACATTGCAGCACTTGAGACGCACCGGCATCGGGGAATCGATTTCTACGTGGTCACGCAGTCACCTCGGCTCATGGATAGCAACATCCGCGGTCTGGTGGGTCGTCATATTCATTTGCGTGACCTGGGCTTGCTTGGTCGTTGGTGGTATGAGTGGCCGGAGTGTGCTGATTCGTGCAGCTCGTCTTGGAAACAAGCGCCCTTAAAAAAGCATTTCCGGCTCGATAAGGCGGCTCTGGCGCTTTACAAGTCTGCGTCTATCCATATCAAGCCTGTCCGGTCAATCCCTTGGATGCTGCCGCTGCTGCTGGTGTCTGTCGTGATTGCCGGCTATTTGGCGTGGCGCTCCTACGTCATGATTCAATCGAAAATGGCTCCGGCTAAAACGCCTGTTGTTGCGTCTGGCGTGGTCGGTGGTGGGTTGATAGGCGATGCGCGTGCTGCGGTT